AACAACTGGTCAAGCAGTTGGTGGCGTAAACACAAAAAGCCCATTAGCACGTTAATTAGGAAATAAAAATGGCTGGATTATATCTTAAAGAGAATTTAACTTTTGACAATGCAAGAATGGAAATCCTTACGGAAAGTTCTGCAGATGGCAAAAGTAAAAACCTCTATATGAAAGGTATATTCATTCAAGGTGGGGTACGTAATCACAATGAACGTGTATACCCAGTAAATGAAATTGAAAAAGCCGTTGGAACTCTCAATGAACAAATCAAGGGTGGCTACAGCGTCTTAGGCGAAGTAGACCACCCCGATGATTTGAAGATTAATTTAGACCGTGTTAGCCACATGATTACAGATATGTGGATGGATGGTCCTAATGGCTTTGGCAAATTAAAGATTTTACCTACTCCGATGGGTCAGTTAGTTCAGACTATGTTAGAGTCGGGTGTAAAACTTGGCGTTAGTTCTCGAGGTAGCGGAAACGTGAACGAGGGTGACGGTAAAGTCAGTGACTTTGAAATAGTTACTGTAGATGTAGTTGCGCAACCAAGTGCTCCACAAGCATATCCAACAGCGATTTACGAAGGACTGATGAATATGAAAGGTGGACATAAGGTATTCGAGATGGCAAAAGAAGCCAGCGCAGATCAAAAAGTACAGAAGTATTTGAGAGAGCAAGTAACACGCTTGATCAAAGATCTTAAAATTAAATAGGAGATCAGAATGTTAGACGCTATCAAACCATTGTTGGAAAGCGGTATCATTAACGAAGATACTCAAACTGCTTTAACAGAAGCTTGGGAATCACAAATTAATGAAGCACGCGAAACTATTCGCGCAGAATTGCGTGAAGAATTTGCAAATCGTTATTCACATGATAAAGATGTAATGGTTGAAGCTCTAGACAAAATGGTTACTGAAAGTCTTACCGCTGAACTTAAAGAGTTCGCCGATGAGAAACAAGCTCTTGCAGAAGACCGCGTGAAATTTAAACGTCACATGGTAGAAAGCACAGGAAAATTTAATAACTTTATGGTTACTAAATTAGCTGAAGAGATCAAAGAAGTTCGTGAAGATCGTAAATTCCAAGCAGAAGCAATTGCTAAACTTGAAAAATTTGTTATCCATGCATTAGCTGAAGAGATCAAAGAGTTTGAACAAGACAAACAAGCTGTAGTTGAAACAAAAGTTAAACTTGTTGCAGAAGCTAAAGACAAACTTGCTGCTTTACAGCAAGAGTTTGTAAAACGCAGTGCAGGTCTTGTTAAAGAAGCAGTATCACAAAACCTAGGGTCAGAAATAGCTCAACTTAAAGAAGACATCCAAAGTGCTCGCGAGAACATGTTTGGTCGTCGCTTATTTGAAGCATACGCGGCAGAATTTGCTGTTACTCATTTAAATGAGAACAAAGAATTCGCTAAACTTCAAGCTCAACTTGCTAAGAAAGAACAACAATTAGCAGAGAGTAAGAAAGCAATTGCAGAAAAAGAAGCTTTAGTAGAGTCTAAAAACCGTGAAGTTCGAGTAATTAGTGAAAGCATCGCTCGTAAAGAGAAGATGAATGAACTATTAAAACCGTTGAATAAAGAGAAAGCTGAAGTAATGACCAGCCTACTCGAGGGTGTGCAGACAGAAAGACTACAAACTGCATACGACAAGTATCTACCAGCAGTTCTAAACAACGCACCAACAGTCAAAGCTGAGAAAGTGATGATTGCTGAGAGTCGTAAAGAAGTGACAGGTGATAAATCTGCTAAAACAGACGTTACAGAAATCGCCGACAATGTTGTCGATATCAAACGTTTAGCAGGGCTAAAGTAGTAAAAACTTTTAATTAAAGGAAAATAAAGAAATGACAACCCAACTATTAGAAGGCCGTTGGACAGAGACCAAAGACGCCCTGTTAGAAGGTCTACAAGGTTCAAAAAGAACCACAATGGCTGTAATTTTAGAAAACACTAAGAAGCACTTGATGGAAACTGCAACAGCTGGTTCTACAGCAGTAGGTAACGTTGCAACACTTAACCGTGTTATCCTTCCAGTAATTCGTCGTGTAATGCCAACAGTTATCGCTAACGAAATCGTTGGTGTACAACCAATGACTGGCCCAGTAGCACAAATCCACACTCTACGTGTACGTTACGCTGATCAAGTTAATGCAACTTCAGGCGACAGCACAGTAGGTGGTGACGAAGCTCTAAGCCCATTCAAGATTGCTACTGCATACTCTGGTACAGCTGCTGGTAAAGCTGCTTCAACAAGCACTTTAGAAGGTACTCCAGGTAACCGCATTAACGTTCAAATCTTGAAACAAGTTGTTGAAGCTAAAACACGTAAACTAAGCGCACGTTGGACATTTGAGGCAGCTCAAGATGCACAATCAATGCACGGTTTAGATGTTGAAGCTGAAATTATGGCTGCACTTGCACAAGAAATCACAGTTGAAATCGACCAAGAAATCTTAGCAAGTCTACGTTCATTGGCTGGTAACACATACAACTTCAACCAAGCTACAGTATCTGGTACTGCTACATTCGTTGGTGACGAGCACGCTGCTCTTGCTGTTTTAATTAACCGCGCAGCTAACTTAATCGCTCAACGTACACGTCGTGGTGCAGCTAACTGGGCAGTTGTAAGCGCAGAAGCGTTGACAGTATTGCAATCTGCAACTACTTCAGCATTTGCACGTACAACAGAAGGTACATTCGAAGCTCCAACTAACACTAAATTAGTTGGTACATTAAACAACGCTATGAAGATCTATGTAGACAGCTATGCTAATACAGGTACTTCAGTGTTAGTAGGTTACAAAGGTTCGAGCGAAGCTGATGCAGCTGCGTTCTACTGCCCATATGTACCTCTAATGTCATCTGGTGTTGTGTTAGATCCAAACACTTTTGAACCAGTAGTAGGTTTCATGACACGTTATGGTTATGCTGAACTTACAAACACTGCTTCATCTCTAGGTAACGCAGCTGATTACTTAGAAACAATTGGTGTTGCTAACCTATCATTCCAATAAGATTAACTTCTTAGAGGTAAAGATAAGAAAAAGCCCCGCAAGGGGCTTTTTTGTTGGCGATTAACCTAAAATCAGATAAATACTTTGTTCGCTCTTAACAGAGAGTTTATGCGGCACCCACCGCGTAGGCCTAGAACGCCAAATATATATATTAAGGAGAAAACAAATGGGACGTCCAGTAAAATCAGTTTATTTTGGTAATCGTAATTCAAATGGTGTAGGTGGCGAAGGTGTATTGTACGCTAACGTATACCACGTTGGTGGAGGCTATTTTTCAGCTAATGCCGCAGTTACTTTTTCAGCACCTCAGATCACAGGTGGTACAACAGCACAAGGTACAGTTACTCTAAGTGCTAACGGTAACGTTATTGCGTATACTGTAACTACAGCAGGTACAGGCTATACATCACCTCCAACAATGTCAATCACTGGTGCTAACGCTTCACCAGCATTTGGTAATGCAAGATTATACGGCACAGGCGTAACAGCTAATGCTATTAGTATGACAGCATACCTATCTGCAGCAGATGGTGGTAGCTCAGCAGTAGCCAGTGACATCACTAAACAAACAGGTAGCAAACGCTACAAAGTAGCTAACGCACAAGGTACAGGCGTAGTTGCTCTAGTAGACAACGGTAGTCCAAGTGCAGGTCAAGGCTACATTGGTGCTACAGACAGTGCAGGTGGTACATACTATGTTTACAAATTATACGGTGATACAGCATTTTTAACACCTGACACAGGTACACAATTTGCTGCAAATACACGTGTACAATGGAATATTACAACACCAGTGGCAGATACAAGTGTAACATTAAGCAATAATTAATTTATTGTTAGTTAAAAATAGCGACTTCGGTCGCTATTTTTTTATCTGACAGTTCGGTGATAAATAATAGAAACTGGAAAAAATAATGTCAAGCGTTAAACATTTTAATAGTAATCTTGTCATCCAAGTAACTAATACAAATAGCAATATTACCTTAGATGCAGAAACAGTAAATATACCACAAGATCTCTTAGTGGCAGGTGATTTTACAGTATTAGGTACAACCACTTCGATCAATACTACTAATACTTCCTTAAAAGATAATATTATTGTTTTAAATCAAGGTGACACAGGTACTTCTGGAGTCACATTAGGTTCATCGGGTATTACAGTATATCGAGGCGCAAACGTAAGTTATTTCCCCAGCGCAGGACTTATTTGGAACGAAACAACAGATACATGGCAAGTTACAGCCAACATTGCTAATCCTGGCAGTTATCAAAATATATTAACTGCTGGTGGTACTGGATTAACAGCAGTATTTGATGATAAGAACCCGGTATTAGGTGGTAATGTAAATGTTAATGGATTTGCATTAACAGCCAACGTTGGCGCAACAGTTATGGTAGGTGGAAATTTACAATTGGTTAGTGGAATAGGACTTAATACCTCAACTACGCTGTATTCTACAACACCAGAAAACGGTAATAGCGGTTTGTTTGTAATTAATCAAGCAGTAGCTAATGAAGAACTTGTTACCAAAAAGAGAGCATTTGCTTTCTCATTAATTTTATAGGAATAATCATGGCAATATCTAATTACATTCTATCTACAACACCAGCTAATATCTTTTTAAGTTCAGGCGGTGCTAATGTAATATCAACTATGCATTTTTGTAACAATCACGATAACACTGTTATTTTAAATGTATATGCATTAACAGCTGGACAAACAGTGGCTAACGCTGCTAATCGAATATATGCAAATCTTCAAGTTACCAGCGGTGATACCTACGTAGTAGACATGGAAAAAATAGTATTAGGAAGTGGTGATAAAATTGCTGCCAGCGCATCGAATGCAGGCGTAATGACTGCTACTATAAGTTACGTTGGAGTTTAAGTATGGGTCACTTACTTAAAAATACAGTATTTAAAAGTGGTAGTTATACATTAGGTGTACCCAACTCGCCCAGTAGTGTTGGCCCTGATGTAGCCCAATCTGGTCAAACAAGATATAACACAACCACAGGCAAGTTAGAATTTTTTAACAATAATGTATGGAATGCAGTAGCAAGAGAGGGATCATCATTAGTTACTAAAGATAGTTTCACTGGTAATAGTGCTAATACTGAATATGGCCCAATGAGCTTTAGTTATGCCAGCGGATTTGAAGCTAATGTATTGGTGCACGTGGGTGCTGTTTATCAAATACCTACTACTAACTATACATTCTACGGTAACACTACAATACACTTTACATCAGCACCGTCTGATGGTGCTGAAATCACTATTATCCACGGATTAAATTCTACAACCGCTGCTTAATAATCCAGATAAATAGTGTAAAGAATGGATTATTTTAATGGCAATTAGTCGAGTTCCTGGATTTTCACTATTATCTAATTTAGATAGACAAGGTGTAGATCTACAAATCACAACCCAAGGCAACGCTTTGGCTTATATGGATTTTACCAACTTTCGATTTGGTATTAATACATCTACTCCCAGCGAATCACTAACAGTCAACGGCAATATTCTTGTATCTAACGGGCATGTATATCCATCAGCTAATATATCCTACGATCTTGGATTGCCTGATAATTATTGGCGTAACGTATACACTAATAATGCAATAATTTCTAATGATCTAACTGTTGGGGGTATATTAACCATAGACGGAAACGTCTTTACTTCTAACATCACAGGTAATATTATATCTGCAGAAGAGATATATGAAAATGGGTATAGAGTATTAACAGCAAACTCTACACTAACAGTCAACGGTGATCTAACAGGTTCTGGTAATTATTCAAATATATATTTGACATTAAACAACAGCGGAGTATCGTCTGGTGTATACGGATCAACACAATTTGTTCCACAGATAGAAATTAACAGTAAAGGCATTGTTGTATCTGCGGCTAACATTGTATTAACTCAAGTAGGTAACTTATTAGTAAGTGACACTGAGTTGTACACAGCCGCAGGTAATATATCTATTGCGCCAGCCGGCGGTAACATCAGCGTAAACAATAGTAGAATAACAAATTTAAGTACTCCGATTAATAATACTGATTCTGCAACAAAACAATATGTAGACAGTTCTATATCAGCAGCCGGTAGAAGAATTTCAATAGGTGATTCTGAGGTATCAATATATGACGACAGCATATCTCCTGCCTGGGTAACCACAGTAGTTGATGGGACACAAGTTGCTAATATAACAGTAAGCACTACTCAAATATATAATACACTACAGTTAAACACTATTGCTATAAGCGGTAATACAATATCCGCCACAGGTAATATAATTTTAGAACCTGCATATCCAAACATAGTAAAACTATACGGTAATTCAGCTGTGCAAATACCTGCAGGTGATGACCAAGATAGGCCTGATGGTCCTTCGGAAGGTTATATCAGATATAACACTGCAAGAAACGGTATAGAATTCTGGGATGGCGCTCAATGGCAAATACCGGGTGAAGTAAGCATTATATCTGATATTTTTACACCAGACGGTGTAAGTAATGTGTTTATTCTTACAGCTAACACATCAACTCAAGGTGTGTTGGTTAGTATTAACGGTACTGTACAACGCCCACAGAGTGCATATACAGTAACAAACAATGCAATTACGTTTACAGAAGTTCCCTTAACTACAGATATTATTGAAGTTCGAACACTGGCAACAGGTGCTGCCTTATCGTCAGATACTTTAGGCTACGATAATTCATTAATAGTTGCTGATGGCGTAAATTTAACCGTTACCGGTAATTTAATACCCAGTGCCAACATAACATACAGTTTAGGTAGTTCTGCTTACCAATGGAAAGATCTATGGGTTAGTAACAACACTATCTACCTTGGTGGCAATCCTATATCAGTGGTCAACGGTAGACTATCTGTTAGTGGAAATATTGTAGGAGCGGCTGATCCTTACGGCAACATTAATGTAAAAGCCTATGCTGACACAATGGCATACACTAATTATAGTAATGTAAATGTTAAGGCATACGCTGAATCGATGTCCTATACTAATTACAGCAATGTTAATATTGCTGCTTACTTAGGCGGAAGTTTTGGTGTTGGTACAATTACAAGTGGTACTTGGTCAGCTGATACGATTGCAGTAAATAAAGGTGGCACAGGAGCAACATCAAGTAGTGATGCCCTTAATAATCTACTACCAAGTGGTGAACAGTCTGGATATGTACTAAAAACATCAGGGCCTGGTACTTATTATTGGGCCAGTGAAAGTGGTGGCGGTGGTGCAACAGTAGGCCAAGAACTATCAACAGTCAGACAGAGCAATGTAGCTACAGCAGGACAAACAGTATTTAATTTAGTAGGTGGTGCTGAATATACTCCAGGCGCAGGCCAATTACGTGTATATATTGACGGTGTTCGACAGTTCCCAGACGCATACACAGAAACATCAGCAAATAGTTATACCCTAAGTACTGGAGTAAGTTCTGGTGCTGTGGTGTTTGCTGAAATTGACGCATTTAGTTCGTTTAATAATTTTGCCAACTTAACCTATGCAAGTAACGTAGGTAATATTGCGGCATCGGGATTAACAGTACAAGGTGCAATTGACAGCTTAGAAAACAATAAAGCACCATTGGCACATCCGGTATTTACTGGAGTAACAACTGTTAGCGGTAACTTGGTCGTACAAGGTAACCTATTTGTTAATGGCAATGTAACTTCTATCAATGCTAACAATTTATCTATTAGTGATAGTATGATCTATCTATCAGATGACAATCCTGCTAACACATTGGATATTGGTATTGTTAGTTCGTTTACAGATGCTGTTAGATACCAACACACAGGGTTCGTGCGCGATGCAACTGATGGTACATGGAAACTATTTGCCAATGTAGTACCTGAACCAACAACTACAGTTGACTTTACTAACGCAACGTATGCTAATTTACAAGTTGGCAATGTGCGAGCAGTAGGCGATGCTACAGTTGGCGCAAACTTAAAATTTAACAACTGGTCAACTTACGAAGCAGGTGACAAACTATACTTTGCTTATAACGGTGTAGTTAAAATGAGTATTAACTCAAACGGTAACTTAGTTGTTACAGGCGACATAACAGCATTTGGCACACCGTAGGAATAATCCATGCCCTTACCATCAAGCGGACCGATAAAATTCAGTGATATTAACATTGAATTAAATTTTGATAATAATTTCTCTTTGAATTTGGGTAGAGGACAAGTGCGTTCCTTATTTGGCGTAAGTAGTGGTCCTATATCAATGCGTCAAGGTTATGGTAGATCTAATACAGCCTCTGCTCAATATGTAATTGTTGCTGGCGGAGGTGGCGGAGGTGAAGGTACTTATGGCGGTAGAGGCGGAGGCGGCGCAGGTGGGTATCGAACAGGATTTTCAACTATAACCAGAGGAACTACTTACAATGTTAGTGTGGGAGCCGGAGGTCCTGTTAACACTAACGGTCAAGACTCTTCTTTATTTGGATTAACTGCAATAG